TGTATGAATCTGCCTGTTTTTGCGTGATTTGACCTTCTGAAACAAGAGCGGCTAAGCTAGCTGTCTTGTTATTCTTCATTTCATAAAGTTCTGCTTGAGAATCCACGACCTTGACCACAGCCGCATTTCCAGTCTCTTTAACAGAATCCTTCTGCTTGCTCAAGTTAGGTACAAAGAGCAAAAGGAGAATACTGATAATGAGAAGCACGACCAGCATTTCAATGAATGATACTAAAATTACTAGTTTTTGATACTGCCTTTACATGAGCTTTAATCTCCTTGGTACGCTTTAACAATTCACAGGCTAGCTGATAGCTGTTCAGCTCCTCATCTGCCAGGACTAACTGCCACAGCTTGTAAAACTGCCCTCTGTGCTTGATGTAGACCCTACACCAGTGCTCCACGCCATAGCTAGAGTACTCAATGCGGTCAAGTTTGATACGTTTGATTTTAGTTATTTTATTTCCTCCTTACCTAGATATTCGTAAAAACTCCCAGAAAATGCAAAAAAGCCCCTAGGATTTTTCCTAAGGGCTTAATGCGTCTTATGCTAAAAGGAGTATATCCTTTCTAAACTGGTTTCTTGGAGATTGTATAGGTTACTCCATTGATGGTAATTTCAATCCCCTCAATGTTGACCTCAATCTTGTCTGTGCTACCGACATTATCGACGGTAGCAGTGTCATACTTAGCTAGTGAGCCATTTTCAGCCTCAATAGCTTTCAGACGGCTTGACATACCTACTAGGTAATTATCATAGCCTGTAGCAGCGTAGTCATAGACTGCACCACCGACCTTAAACATACCTTTGACAGCCTCGCTGAAGGTCTTAGCACCGCTGACCTTGTAGGAGCCATCAGCACGTAGCAGATAGAACCAGTCTGTCAGGAAGTCATCTACAGAGGCATAGTGCATGTAGTTTCCTCCCTCACTGGCTGGTCTTGCTGTGCCTTGGGTAACCGTTACGCCACTAGGACGTTCTCCTTTACCTGTCCAGGTCATACCGCCCCAGTTGTTATCAGCCTTACCTACTGCTGAGGTGCCCCAAAGCCCCTCAAAGTGTAGGACGGTGATAGCGTAGCTAGGGAGGATGTTGTGCTCCTTACACTTAGCAAGGATGACATCAAGGACAGATTTCTTGAGGATTGCCCCGTTAAAGGACAGGCCACCATCTTCTTTCGTGGTTTTGGTGTCTGTCGCTTCACCAATTGCCCCAGTTTCTTCTGTCTTGGGTTCTGTGGAGGAATTTACCACCTCACTTTTTAGAGCGTCTGAGGGCGTTTTAGGGGCGTTTCCTGATGTGCTACCTTTCAGGATTTCAGTAACCCGTTTTTGAACCGCGTCATAGTCAGAGCCTAGGGCTTTCTTACGCTCCTCACCGTTTCCATGCTTGCCTTGGATAACTTCCTGAGCAAGCTGGTCAATCGTCTTTTTAGGTGCCGTAGCTTTGCCATTGATGACTGCCATGACAGCCTCATATTGATTGCCAAGAGCTGCCTTGCGGGTATCTCCGTTGCCGTACTTACCTGCCAGGGTCTCCCTAACCAAGGTATCAAGGCCTTTGCCTAATGGTGAGGTTGAGGGCGTGCTTGCTTGGTTCGTCAAGCGGTAAACATAGCAATACATCCAACCACTAGCAGCCGCCGTCTGATTGTAGTTGTTTACCGTGATACCGTTGTGAGCGTAGTTACAGTGAATGATGTTATCAGGGTCAATAAAGATACCTGTGTGACCTCCAGCGCCGCTAGACTGTCCACGTTGACCCCAGATGAAGATATCACCACGCTTAGAGTCCCAGTCCTGATCTTCAGCAACAAGCGTGTAACCGTTCTTAATGAGCCAGTCATGCTCATACTCCGTATTTACTGCCCAGCCCGCCGAAATTGCTCCAGCGCTCATAAGGGCAAAGTAGACAGAGCTAGAACAGTCGTAAGAGTTCGGCCCGTTACGGTAGTCCATAGAGTAGGTGACCTTGCCAGCTCTTGCCGACATCCAGGCAATGGCTGCCTCTATGTTAATTCCCATGTCAGTTACCTTTCCATGCTTCGTTAGCTTGCTTGACGGCAGCCTCAATGAAGTTGTCAATTTGAGAGTTAGTCAGGTAAATATTGTACTGTTCTAAGCCTGTTTTGACAATATCCTTAGCGTGTGCCAATTTTTGCTCTCCGTGGATGTCCAACTTTTGAGCAACTTGCTCAGTGGCGTTAACGGCGTTTTTAGCTAAAATTTCAGTGATTTTGATAGCTTTCTCACCGCCTTTAGCGACTAGAAAATCTTTGACTGCCTTAACTGCAATTCCTGCCAAAATAGTAAGGATACTCATTGATCCACCGATTATGATTTCTTGAATTTGTTGCATTGTTTTCTCCTTTATGATTTCCCGATAGTATTCTTGATTTCGCTCATGTCTGATTTGATGTCTTCAATATTTTTACTCAAATTGTCAATCCGCTCAACCAAAGCCAATGTTATTTTTTGTTCTTCTTCGTGCTTATCTAGTCGTGTGCTATGACTATCAATTGTTTTTTCCTGCTGCCTATTTATGACTTCAAGCTCTGTCAATCGATGCTCCAAATCTGCTGTGCGATTTTTTGAGGCAACATAAAAGCTAGCACCTGTAATCAAAACAGGAAAAACAACCGTGATAAGCCAATGCATAAGCTCTTTTTCTGGCATATATCCTCCTTTCAAAATTTAATTAAGTTTTGGCAGAACGATGCTTAGAGCGCCTTTTTGTAACATATCTTCGATTTTTTGCCCCTTGTAAATGTAACCGTCGTCTTGCGGCATAGTAAACCGCAAAATCGTCGCAGTCCCCTTCGGCCATTTTGGATTTGTGTCAAACGGATAAGGCGCAGATATGATGTCGCCATTGATATACCGTTTGTCATTAACTAACGGTTTGACAAACGCTGCGACTTTAGCGTATGTTTGAGCTTGCATGCCACCGTTTTGAGTAACCGCAAGAGCGATTAGAACCTCTGTGATCGCAGAAACGGTGTCAAGATACTCTTTGTTAGTAGCTGCCGCTTGTTCGGCTGCCATTGCAGCTTCTTTGTTTTTCTGCAATTGCTCGTCAACTTGATTAAACTTGTCGTTCTCGGCACGGTTAGGGAAATTCTCTTGATAGAGGACCTCTAAAGCCAGTTCAAGTAGTTTTGTATTAGACAAGCCTATCTTGTCAGTGGGTAAAAAAATAGGCACATTAGCGCCATCTGTGTTGACTAATGTAACCTTGGTGGCGGACGCTGTGCCACTAGCGTCATACTCTTGCGATTTTGAACCATATTCTAGTTTCATGCGGTTTCCTTTCTATGCTGGGTAAGGATCTGAGGTGATGTAGGTCAGGGTGCCAGTAAAAACGTGCTGACCAGCTGTCCCATTTGTCAGACGGATGTCTCCGTTGTTTCCGAGGTGCAACACAGAGGGTGACTTAGTAAAGCTGCTAGCGTTTGGTACAAATACCAAGTGAGCCTCTGCCGTAGGGCGATAACCAACTGGGATAGTCTCAATCATTTTAGAATACTCTAGGGTATCAATATTTGTAATAATCCTATTTAGTGTAACGGTGACAAGGTTGTCTTTACGGGTTAAAGTTGCATTTAGTCCGTACGGGAAACCCATTGTCAAGGTCTTTAAAGGTTTTTCCTGTAACATTGGGTGGTCGTCAGTTGCTAACTTCTTCCAGGGTTGCCAGGATCCCGACTTTTTTGCTCTGAAAGCTACAAAGTCCCCTTGAAAGTCATAGGCGACTTGAGTGACCCAAGTGTCAAGATGTTTAAAGACCTGTACAAATTTCCAACTATGCCCACCACTAGGGGCATTTTTGAGATTGTAGCCCATGTAAAAACCAGTGCTTAGATGGTCATTCCAATCACCGCCAACGTTCAAAGCTCTGCCGTCATGCTGTGACAGTTGGAACTGCTGAACAGGCTTATCATTTGCATAGATGTCACCTTTAACATCCAGGGCTCCACGCTCTCTGATTTTGTTGACGCCGACCCCGTTTCTGTCATAAGAAAAAACCACGCTTTCCGTGGCTACATTGACTGCAAACTCTGTCCGTGTGAACTTATCTTCTAGCGTCCCAATAACGACCCAAGACTGATTAGCTAGATAATTACCAGCTAGATTAGCTTGTGAGTTGACTAAGCTAGATATACTTGTCCAGGAACCAGCAGCCGCTCCAGTGTCAGGGGTATAGGTATTAGTACCTAACCTAGCAACCTTGAAAGAAAGCGTCATAGAGTTCTTTTGACTGCCTGAAACAGCTAGAGGCGCTACTTTTGCATTTCTTGTGACAGTCAATGTGCTAGAGGTTGAGCCTGTTCTAGCAATGCTAAAACTAAGAGCTGGAGCAAAGTACTCAAGCACTGTGACAGAGACATCTCTAGTATCAGACCAACGCCCACGGCTATCAGATACACTTGCCCTGACTGTGATAGCGCCGCTATAGTTCATAATGCCTAAAGTTCCACCGTTGACATTGGTAGTCTGGTTCTTACCGACTATCTCAGCACGGTAGCCCGTGATATTTGAACCATAAGACCCACTTGCACCGTTGAAAGCTACCTTGATGTTAGAAAAAATCTGAATGAATGTGTTAGCGTTTGGTACCACGTTCTGAGCCGCTGTATTAGAGTCCGACAAAGAAACTCCTGTAAAGGTTGGTTTCATGCTAGCTGGGACACTTGCTGTCAGTGTAGTTGACTGCGTACCTGTCCTAGTCCCTCCTGAGTAGGTATCAACGTAGATTGTTCCTACGCCAGTTACTGAGTTGGGGATGTCGTTAGCAAAGTCAAGAGGGATAGTCCACGTTGTAGAGGTATCTACATTGCTTGCAATCGTCCCCGACTTGTCCCCCCAAGCATAGCGAACAGTATGCTTAAAACTAGAGCTCTGACGGCTGATATTGATAGTAATTGAGCTACCAATAGTGCCAGCTCCGACACTGACAGAGCTTGACCGTGGGATAGTGGTTAGAGTGAATGAGTTACCCCCAATAGACAGTGCCCCTGGAGACCATCCACCACTACCGCTAAAGCTAGCAGATAGACCAAAGGACTTAGTACCGTCTGCATTGTGTCCAACCGTGATAGTCTCGTCAATCAGCATGATAGTTGAGTTGTAGCTAGTCATGTTAGGGCTACCTGACCAGTTCAAGCGTTGCCCGTTCAGGTCTACCCATGCAGAGCAACTGTACTGAGCAAAGGCAGTCGTTGTATTGAGCAATGCAAGCCTTACTCTAACCTGACTGCTATTGTCTGAGATATTTTGAGAGGTTTGATCAATCCATAGACGGATACGGTAACCTCTATCATTATTTGACCAAAATTCAGCCATTAAGCACCTCCTACATATCTAATCACGTTCATGTCGGGGTTCAAGTGATACTGTTCTTCTCTAAAACGCCCAATTTGGAGCGTCTTAGTAAATACCCCATTATCAACTTGTAATGCTCCACCCGAAAAGTAAGCTACTTCTTTACCTGCGGAATAAAACGAGATACGATTATCCCCCATGCGAACAAACGAACTACCGTCTTTCTTCCCGATTGATAAGCCCTCGTTCGTCGCTTGCATGTACGTATCAATAAAATCCCAACGTTGAGCCATATCGCCTAGATTATTCTCAATCGCAGCCACTCTTTGAGTTGCTACAATTAAATCTCTCTCGGCTTTGGCTCTTTCTGCTACGTTTGAGTTGACAAAGTCCTGATAAGCTTTAAACCACTGATTAACTGTATCTAAACTCGCCTTTGCTGCAAGCTCGGCTTGCATAATGCTGTTTTTTTCGTTAAGAGCGTTCAGTTGTTCCTGAGTCAGGACCTGGTCTGCTTTGCTGTCGATGTCGTTTTGCACATCCTCTGGAGCTGGCGACCAATCTGTTTTGACAGTCCCTTGCTCTACCTTAACCTCCCAAGCGCTTTTCAGCTTTTCAGGGTCTTTACGATAAGTGTTGACTCGCAGATGATAGATGCCGGATGGTTTACTCCAAACGAATTTTGTTCCTATTGTACCTGTCTTAAGGTCCGATACAATTTGATAATTTCTGACATTCTTATCCACAATCCAAAGAACTACGTTATCGGATTCCCTATCCCCATCGTGATGGGCAGTGAAGTTACCGTTCGTTTTGGCCGAAATGATGTATTCCTGACCCTGTTCCATGGAAATAGACGTATTTCCTGCATACAGAACATTGTTATCAAAGTTAGCTGGCTTCTTGTCTGGCATAAATGGACCTTTTGAACCTCTCAATAAGTTTCGGCCACCTACTTGAACGTTATCAAAGAGAGCCGTCCACTTGTACCTTGTAGGATCTTGACTATCAGCTTCATTAAAATCAGTAAGGGTCCCTAAGTAGCGCTTGTTAGTGCTGTCTGATGTGCTAAAGCCGTCACGACCGTCAGCAGAGTTAGCCCATGCCCTATGAAAGTATGGAGTTCTGCCATCTGCTCCTGGTTTCCCAGGAATACCTTGAGCACCATCCTTACCATTCTGACCGTCTGAACCTCTCCACTTAGTCCAGCGATAATCAGCGGGGTTCTTGCTATCTTGGGCGGTAAAGTCCACATAGACACCTATATAGGCTTTATCTGCGTTAGTTTGGCTAAAGCCACCGCCTGAGATTGTGTCAGCATAGGCTAAGTGAGTGTACTGAGTACGACCATCAGCGCCTTTAGCTCCAGGGATCCCTTGGTCACCCTTGGCACCCTGTAAGCCTTGGAGCCCTTGCAAGCCACGCTCACCACGTTCACCTCTGTCTCCCTTATCGCCTTTTTCTCCACGGTCACCTTTAGCTCCTTTGGTACCATCAGAGGTATTCAAAAAAGTAACCTGCTCAGAGGCTACTTCCTGATTATCTACCCAAGCCGAGACTGTCAAAACCATTGTCTGATTGATGTCAGCAGCTTTGACAATGTAGCTAGGGCTAGTTGCTTTGGTTTCACCATTCACAACCCAGCGCCAGCCGCTATTGATGACCTTGTTACCTTTCATCAGGGTAGGGGTCACCACAGACTGACCTTGACCATTCTTAAAGGCTACACCGTTGTCAGTAGCAATTTTGATAGTATAAGGCTTAGCGTCTTCTATCATTTGGTCTAGCCGTTGCTGGATACCTTGTGACAGCCGATTTTCAAGAGCTTTGGCATTGGAGAAAGTGGTCTTGTTGTTTTGAGGATTGGTAAAGCTGATAGACTGCTCAGACACCCTCATCTCAAGCAAGAGCGTAGGGCTAAAGCCGTCATCATAGACTTGCACTGTATCCCCTATTTCTAACTCAGCAAATCCCTCAGCCTCATAGGTTACAGCGGGATAACAGTTCTTTTTAAGTTCACGGTAAGCCGTTGAACGGATAACCTCAGGACTTGCACTCTCTACCGTCATGTCCTTTCTTGTCCATTGGTCAAGGTTCCCTGTGTTGCTTGTGAACGTTGACGGGTACATCTGCATAGAGAGAGGGGCGTACAGTGCTGCTCCTGATTGGTAGAACTCACGTTCACCCCTGGAGTTGTTGACAGACCAGGCACCGAGACCAGAGATATAGATAGTGTTACCTTGGTCATCTCGCCCTGTTGGTACAACCATGTTGTAGATATTGGTCTTGTCTATCGTCCTAGTGAGTGTTTTGAGGTTTTTACCGTACTTCAAGACTGTTGGGCTGACCCTCCCTACTCCTTGGTGGGTATCGTCGTTCTCGTGGTAAACATTGACTACAAATGACTTGATAGAGCTGTCAGCGTTGAGGTGGGTATCAAACTCAATCTCTGCACCAAACTTCTTAGCTAAGCTAAGCAGACGGTTCAGCTTGGTATCCGTACCCTCCCATTCAGCAGAAATCTTCTGAGTAGAAATCTCATTGACCCCGATTTTTAAGAATGTAAAGTTTAGCAAGTCCATAGCGTCACAGTATTCTTTGAAACTCATTGACCTAGGAGACTTGTAAGGGTTGGCATACTCATTGATAAGTTCAAGGTTCAGGTTGATACCGTAACACTTGATAACTTGCTCACTTTCCTCCACCTTTCGGATGGTATGCAGATAGGTCTTACCCTTATACTGGAATGAGACAAAGGCTTTCTCGTTCAGATAGTTGTAGGCTCTCTTTTGCCCTGTATCTGAAACGATAGCCTTTTTAAATACCGTGAAATCAAACGTACTAGACCCAGTTTCAAGGTATCTTGTCCAGGTGTCATTGAAATAGTTCAATGTAGCCTGTTTCTCGTTATCAATAAAAGCAACTTTTCTCAGGTTTGCGTCATGAATAGTCAATAACATAAGCTATAAATACCTTTCTCTAAACTCTACTTTGACAGTAGGCTTGGTCTTAGTCCAGCTTGAACTGTAAACCTCTAGCTGACTCTTGCCAGGCGGGATAGTCAGGAATGTTGAACCGTGAACAATGTCCACAATCCGTTCTAGTCCATCCACTGTGACTGTGTCGTTTTCGCTGTTAAGCACTACGTTTGAACCGATTGGGTAGCGGTTAGGGATGTCCCTTGTGGCACTCACAAAGTCCTTTTGATAGTAAATGCTATCAAGGTACATGTGAGTTACTAGAGGTTTATTGCCTAGAGCGCCAAAAGCTACGTGGATTTTGGCTGACTTCCTACCCTTAATCTCAGGAATAACAAACGTATTGTATGAACCCCACCAGTAGACCGTCACCTTGTCGTCATTACGTTTCAGGTCTGACCAGCCTCTGGGTTCATTAAACGGGTTGTGATAGTCCCAGTGTGTCCCCGTAAAACTCCACTGCTTAATCATGTTGTAACCACCCCTACCATTGCTAGCCATGAAATTATATTCACACCCTAAGCCGTTATACCGTTTGAATGTCTCAACTCCATACAAAAACTGCCCCTGTTCATCAGAGACGGTCAACTTGATAAAACCGTATTGGTTGGCAGCGCCAAGCCAGAAGATTTGACGCCACCAGATGTAATCATTCAGAGAGCCTGTTGCCCCAGAACTATCAGTAGGGATGTTCCAAGTCACAGAGCCTGCGTTATTTGGCTGTGAGCCGCCTCCACGATTGGTTAAAGCAAGATGAGGGCGACCCCAGGCGTTATCAATACCCACGGTACCCTTGAGATTTTGCTCAGTATCGTTCAAGATGGCTACATTCTTTTGAGCTACTGATAGACCTGTTGTGATTTTGTTATCACGATAGTCAATAAGGAGCTCCGACCGTTTGTATTGCTCCGTGTCTGCCTCCTCACGGTCTCCAATTTCAAGAGCACCGCTAGTATTGACCAAGCCAATATAGCCGTTTTCTGCGTTGTTCTTGACCGTCACCACTGGGAAAGCTGGCACATTACCATCATTGATGAGATTGAAAACAATCTTGTCAGATGATACGGTGCCGTTGTCAAATTTTCGGTAAGTGGAACTATGGGCTACACCATCAGGGATAAGCAGCTCAAAGCTACCCTTTTGAAACCATCTTGTGATGTTGTCCATGTCAACCGAGCCAGAGACTAGACCCATGTAGTACTTGTCAGGCTCATCAGAAATAACGATTTTGACAGCCCCAGAGGTGTTGAATACCCCCGCTAGGGTATGCTTAGCCCTCTCAAGTGTCATACCGTTGTTAGTTAGCATGGCAAACTTGACTTTGATAGTCTTAGCTCCTGTCCTTACCTCTTGTAAGTTCACCCCTAAGAGTGGAGCGTCATTAGTCTTAATGCTACGCTCACTCCCTACAGGGCGGATAATTTCAATAATGCGGATAACCTCAGAGAGGTCAAATCCGTTGATAGTGATAGTGTCATTATTCATCAGACAATCCCCCTCATCATGTTATCTATTTTGATTTTGTCGTTTTGATAATTAGTCATTGGTTCTCCGATTTTAGCAACTAGAGTGCCATCATCAAGCACCATGTTTACAGGACGCTTAACAGCCTGCTCGGCGACTTCAAGAGCTCTGGCAAGGGCTTTGTCAGCTTGGTCTCTGATAACCTCAATCTGGCTTGTTTCAGCACGCTCTGTGAGTGATTTGAGCTTGAACCGACTAGAGAGAGTGCTATTGCCTAAACCTAGCAACTCCTCAGCGCCAAACTTGAACGCTGACATTTCCCTCTGGACATAGGCTAAGCTATCTGTCACATCTGAGGTGTTCTTTTCGATACCTACAGCAATACCTTGGGCAATGTATCGACCTACATTGTCCCTGAACAGTCTTGATGGTGAGTGAATTTTAGCCTTTGCTTGGGCTGCACGCTCTGCTTGTGCTACAAGAGCGTTAGCAGCAGCCGTGACCGCTCCAAGGGCTGAATACATACCCCGAGCCAGTCCTTGCCCAATCATAGCACCAATACCGACCATTGCCCCAGCTCCTGCCATTGCTGTTGAGCGAATTGCGTTTACCATAGCTGACATTGCAGCCGTAGCTGACCCAATACCTGAATGGATACCGTTTGTCACACCATTAGAAACACCACGCCCCGCCTGTTGACCTGCTTGCGTCATCTGCGTTGCCGATTGCCGTACCACAGATACCATCTGTTGCATGCTTGACTGCATTGTAGAGACAGCTTGCGTCATTGCCGAACGGACAGCAGAGTTAAGTTGTGACATTGCTAAGGTAGCGGCGCTTGAGATACTAGAAAAGCCTGAGGCAACCATAGGAGCTGACATTGCTAGTTGCATGATTGCAGCTGTTGCCATAGTTGCTGAGCTAGTAATAGCCATAAATTGACTAGGAACTGAGACTAGTACACCAGCTAAAGCTTCCACAATACCAGTGATTGCTGAAAAGCCCGCTGACATTGCTGAGGCTCCTGCTTGTGCCATCATCATTGAGGCTGATAAGGCTGTCAGTCTAGCTTGTAGAGCTGCAATACTTGCCGTTGACCCTGCCAGACCAGCAAAAGATGTCATGACTGATGTAGCAAAGGTACTCATAGCCGTACTTGCTGATGTCATTGCTGGAGCAAGTCCTGTGATTGATGATGAAATGCTAGGGATAGAGCTAGCCATTGATGTCAAGACTGATACTGCACTAGTACCGCTAGACTTTATCAGGGTCAACCCTTGTCCAAGGGACTTCATGCCTGCACCAGCACTAGCCATACCAGCACTGGCTTTTGAAATCGCACCCACGCCAGTTGCAACCGCCGCTAAAGAGGCAGCCATGTCTCCAAGGTTTGTATTGGTAATCATTACCACACCTTGAGCTAATTGTTTGAACCCGTTACCTGCTTTTTGAGCAGCCGTGCCAATAGAATTAAACACGTTAGCTAGAGAGTTAAGCACACTAGATACGGAACTACCAACCGAGTTGATGACATTTGCCAATCCGTTAAAGGCAGACTCAACGCCTTTACCAATGCCTTGTGCAGCGGTTGAGATAGCGTTTCCTACTGACGTGAAGATATTTGCGATACCTTGCAAGGCTGCACTGATGGCAGAACCTACAGCACTGATAACACCAGCAACTCCACTGAGTGCTGATTGGATCCCTTGACCGATACCCTGAGCAGCTGTTGAGATTGCACTACCTACAGAAGTAATCACCGTTGCTATTCCCGTTAAAGCGGTAGCGATAACACTACCAATAGCCGTGATTATTGGCACAATCTGCTGGACGATAGATACAATGCCATCTACAATACTTTGTAAAATTGGCGCTAGGGTTTGGACTATAGTGACAATCCCCTGGATAAGTTGAGAGATAACAGGGGCTAGTGTTTGAATAACAGTGACAATAGACTCAAACAACGCTATTAAGATAGGGGTTGCGGCTTGAATAGCCCCAGTGATAGCCTGTATTACCATAGCTATCTGAGGGGCACTTTGGGCAATTACTTGAGTAATTTGCACAATCATATTAGCGATAATTTGGACAATCCCCTGGATAAGGTTAGCAACAATTTGAGCAATGGGAGTCAAAGCTGTTACTATGCCTGAGATAGCGGTACCTATTGACTCTACCAAACTGCCAAAAGCTGTGATAACACCAGGTAAGACGCCTAGAATTGAAGCCCAAGCCTCACCAAACGCCTTGATAAAAGGAGCTGCGTTACCAATAGCTGTACCGAGAGCTTCAACCAATGGACTCAGTTTAGCTAACCCTGGAGCAGCCTTGCCAACCGCTTGAATTACGGTTCCCATAGCATTACCAAGACCGCTGATAACTCCATTAGCAATATTTCCAATAGCTGTACCAACTGACTCAATAACGCCTCCTAATGCCCCCAGTATCTGAGCAACTCCTTGGCTCTGAGTAGCTAGAAGAGTAAAACCAGCGGCAATGATAGCGATACCTGCACCAATTCCGACCGCTGCAATGGCAACAGCACCACCAAAAGCAAGAATATTAGCAACTCCAGCTGTTTTTAGTGCTGCACCAAAAGCTCTGATAACAGGAGCAAGACCTGACAGCGCTGCTTTCAAACCTTGACCTATCCCAGTTGCAGCCGTTTTTATAGATGTCCCCAATGATTTGATAACATTTGATAGACCGCTAAAAAGTTGAGTGATGGTGCTCTTTGAGCGTTTGACACTATTTGTGGCTCCGTCCACTGCCTCCTCTGCGTTCTTCTTGAACAGGTTGAATGGATTGAATGATTTTAGGAAGTTAAACGCCTTAAAACCAGTCACTAAACCAGCTAGACCAAACACTATCCCCTGAATAGCTCCTGTAGGTAATGAGCTGATAAAGTTAGCCCCTACAGTTGCAGCCTGAGAAAGCCACTTAACTACGTTACCTAGCACCGTCCCTAAAGTGGTCAGCACTTCTGTAGCTGTCAAGCTCTCCCAAACATGACCTATAGCCCCTGCAATACTCTGAATAGCACCGACAAAAGCCGTTACTGCCCCAGTGTTAGCAAAAGCACTCCAGAATGTTCGAACCTTAGCCACCAGCTCTGAAATAAAACCGCTGACTTTTGCGATAATGCCCTCAACGTTAATGCCGTCTAGGAACTTACCTAAACCATCAGCCAGCTTGTCAAAGTTAATTTTTTCAAGAGCGTCAGATAAAGCATTGACTGCCTTGATACCAAACTGATTGAGTTTCTCAAAGGCTGGCATGAGCTTATTAGAGAGGCTTTCTTTTGCCCCGTCTATAGCCTGATCAACCGTTTTGAACTCAGTAGCCATCTTCTGGAAAGCGTCAGAGTTCCCTGCACGGTTCATAGCGTCAAAGAAGTCCTCTGTCTTGACCTTGCCATCTTGAACGGCTGCAACCAGTTCAGCGGTAGACATGCCCATCTCTTTAGCAACTGCTGCCATACCAGCGGGAGCTTGTTCCATCATAATCTTAAAGTCCATCCAAGCAACTTTAGGCTTACTTGCCATCTGAGTAGCTTGAGTGGATAGTGATTTCATGGCTTGGGCTGGGTTCTCTGCTGAGGCTGCAAGTCCACCAAAGGCTTTAACCAGACTACCAACATTCTTAGTACCAACTGCGTCAAGTTGAGAGTAGGTACTTGCCATATCTGAGGCTGAGTAAATGGTCTTGGTGGCAAAGTCTTGCATTTCAGCCTTAGCTGCCTTAATTTCATCAGTTGAGCGTCCAAAGGCTTGTAGGTTACCCTCAAAGGTCTTCCAGGCTTTCTGTGAGCCGTTAAGCTCAGAAGCCATGTCACGGATACCGCCAGTGATAGCGCCAATACCAGTAGAAATAGCGCCACTGATGAGGTTAGCACCAAGAACGGACTTAAAAACAGACCCAACTTTTGAACCTGCGCTTTCAAGACCGCCAAACAAAGATTTTAGCTTGCTGACCCCTGACTGGGCACTAGAGCCATCCATATCAACCTTGATAGTAACTGAACCATCTGCCATTGTGTACCTCCTTTCTAAGATTAGTAGTCAAATTCTTTCGGTAGAGCATACTCTTTCTTGAGTTTCTTCATGTTCTCCTTGTACTTCTTACTGTCGCCTTTCTGTGGCTTGTAAGAGCGTATTTTTAGCACCTCAGCAAACTTAGTATCACTGGGGAGCCCATTCAGTAGAGCATTGAACTTTTTCCAGTGTAGGCTGTTCTGAGCGTCAATCAGGTCAATGCCGTAAGCCTGCAAAAATGATGAGTAAATATACTCAGCGTCATACTTCAAGCTGAAAAGGCGTTCTCCATCCTCTGATTGGCTCTTTGAGCGTATCTTGCTTTTGATTGGGTTGCCTGCTAGGTCTAGCACTGGTGCTGTTTCTTTAGCTGGGATAATTCTGATGTGCTCCTCAAAAATCAGCTTAAAGATCGCCGTGGCTTGCTCAGGACTCAAAGCCTGCGTAAAGTCTACGCCAGTGAAAATCTGAATAGCCAGGTAAGGCTTGTAGAGTTCGTCAATATCACCATCATTGATCAGTTCCACAACTTTCAAGACCTTGTTAAAAGCTATGTTCATTGGGTACACATCATCATCAAGGACTAACTCATCTGTCAATTTCCTTGATAAATCCAGCATATCAGTCACCTAGATACTTTTTGAGAGCGTCCCCGTTGTTACGTTGTTCCCATTCATTGATGACACCATTGATAACTTCCAGTAAGTAAGCCATAGTATCGACAGTAGAGCCGTCAGAGAAGTTATAAACCTTGTCATAAGCCTCTTTGTCAAAAAGCTCAGTCCATGACTCTTGTACCATGCCTTGTAGCACTTCAAAGGCTTTGCCGTCTTCTGTCTTGGCTAGTTTTTCACCCTCTTTTTTGAGTTTCTTGCCGATAACCTCCATCTTGTGGATGTTCTTATCATTGGCGACAAATTCAAGGGTGAACTCACCAAAATCTACAGGGATTGCATTGTTACGCTTTTTAATTACTACCATTTTGTCTTTCTCCTACTAATCAAAAATAAAAAGGGGAGCACAATCACTCCCCTAAGCTGCTTTATCCACCGACTACTGCGGATTGTTTAGGTACTGAGTTCCAGCTGATCGTACATTCAAAGGCTTCAAATTCAGCAGCCTCACCGCCTCCGATTTTAATTTCAGAGACAGTGGCAACTCCTGAGTATTGAGTCTTGCCATCAGCGTCAACGACTTTGAACCACACTTTACGTTGGTCACCAGTTGCAAAGCGCATATCAGCAATGATTTTCTGTGCTTCATCTTCTTTGATGTAGTCACCCTCAAAGCTGTATCCGTACTTGACGGATGTTACTACGGTCTCAGGAGTACCATCACCGTTGTAGTAAGCAACGTCGTCTGTTTCTTCGTCATTCTCAACCTCAGCGGTTGTGACACCATCTGCAAGCCATTTCCAAGCGTCAGAGCCTGGTTCTGTTGTTGGTGCCGTTGATACCCAAGGCGCTACATAGTGTTTACGCTTGGCGTTTTTTTGTTTTGCCATTTATTTTCCTCCATTTGTTTCAAGTCGTGCTGTGACATCCAGCATGTAAACATAAAAGCCTTGATCATCACGGTCATTAAGGAATGGCTGTGAGACTTCAAGGCTCCTGAATTGATATGAGTTGTTTTGACTAGGTAGCTCCAGATTGAAATCAGCTAGAGCATAGTTGATAGCCCACAAGATAGAGCTTGTCTTTTGGTGGTCAGTCGTTTTGATTGCCACCTCATAGACTAAGCTAATATCCTGCTTGCCATTCATGTACTCTTTTTCAATCTTGCCACCAGGTAAAGGGTAGATAACTAAACTCTCTTTCTCTGACAAGTAATCTAAGGTACAAGTCAGAGGTAGGTTTAGCGTATTGATAAAGTCTCTAAGGACTTCTGAAAAATCATTGTTGTTCATGCTTTTACTCCCATTGCTCTCAGACCGACCTTGCCCCAATCCTTAACATGGAGAGCTGTAGCTTTCTTATCCCACCGCTTGCCTGTTCCAGGAGTGGTGTACTTTTTAAAGGTAAAGCTCCTATGTTTGTTGTAGCTTGAGCCGTAGAATTGGGCTCTGGCATACGGTCCAGGGTATCTTACTCCGTCCCTTGTAGCCTGCCCACTACCACTAAGGTTCCCGCTTTTACGTGGGATAAATGGGGTCATGTCCATCATCATCTGATTAGCTATTGCTAGCTTGCCTTTAGCTAAGGCTGCTGATGATACCTTTTTCTCAATGCCCTTGAGGTCAACCTTGACAGATACTTTAGCTCCCATCAGATACACTCCACTTCATAACAAAAAATCTTTTGCTTATGTGGGTAACTAACAGGAACCACAGAGGTCACTCTGTACTCACGTTTTCCGTCATTGACAATGGCATTTTCAAAGGTGTTATCTAAGACAACTGGGCAATACTTGGGATACACAAACAGGACACTAGGCTTGGACTCTTTGCGGTTGTTTTGGGTGCCTTGCACTTGATACTGTCTATCAAACCTAACAGACTTAAGGGTCACTGGGCTCTCTAATATTACTTTACCCCATCCGTCTTTTTCCTCTGTAGGTTTTTGGATAGTTACAGTATCGACCAGCAAACGCTTATCAATGTCTGTCATAACCTACCCCCCTGTAGCCAAATCCTGCCATTTTCAGCGTGTTTAAAGCGTCCTGGGACAGATTATACCTAGCACCCTCTAAAGAGTAGCTAGAGGTGTCTCTGTAGCTCACAGAAGTACGACCAAGCGACACACTAGCCACTGACTGCTTATCATCAGCTGTCATGATACCGCTAGCGTCCAAATAAGCTACTTGAAATGCCGTAGCCAACTTGACAGCTTGCTTTCTGTGATCAATCTCTTTCTCAAAGTCTATAAAGTCATAGAACCCATTAAGAAAGAGGTTGATAGACACCTCTGCCCTCTTTACGAGTTTTTCAAAGCCCTCTACTTCGTCAAAACCAAGCTCTTTAAATTCATCTTGAGTTAAGTAAGCGATAATAACCACCTCCAATTAAAAAGGCGGTGTTATTTGTCCGCCTTTGCTGCTTTTTCTTCGTTGATACGTTCAAAGAATGGACTGAGTTCTGGATGAGTTACTTGCCCTTTAGCGTTCAACTCATCAGCTGTCTTGACATCCATGTCATACTCAGTGTCTTTGTCGTAACTTTGTTCTTTACCATCAACGATAAAGACCACGTTTGATGTTGCTTTAAATTTTGCCATTTAGTTTATTCCTCCACTTCGTAGCCTTGATTTTCAAAGGCTGAAATCATGATAGGGTCAGACAGGGTAAAGGATACCCCGCCCTTGGTTACAGTAACTGACTTTTTGGTAGAAACTGGTTTCACCACTTCCTCTGTGGTTTCCTCAGCTACTTCTTGTGTGTTCACCACTTCCTCTGTGGTTTCCTCAGCTTTCTTCTTAGCCATTAGTTACCTCCTTACGCTGATTTGTGCACGTAGATAGCTTTTTTCTTGTTGTCAAGGACAAAAGCGTCATAACGGATACGACCCTCAACGAGTTTACCGTTAATTCCTGGTGGGTTGTCGTGGATCTTGTAGTCTTCCAGCTTAACAGGAGATGTAGTAGCCACTGGGTGAGCAATGACAAACTCTACACCTTGTGGCAAGCGTGTAGTAGGTGTCAATACGACTGGCAAGCCGTCAATCATACCTACTTGACCCTTGATAGTGATTTCTTGACCAAGGTCAGAGTTCTTCACAAATGTTGGGTCAAGTTTGATGAGTTTGTAGAACTTAGGTGATACGTGCAAGACACGACCAGCTACAGGGACAAAAGCGTCTGTAAGAGCTACTTGACCATCAAGGACAGCCTCATAAGCGTTGTCTTTAGCCACAGCCTCTGTCTTGATATGGCTAGGGTCTGCACCAGCTACGATCGTTGCAAAGCGGTAGGTATCGACCTCAGGGATAACAACCTCTGACAGTTGACGAGCAAGAGCCTTACCTGCCTCCATGACACCATTAGTGTCTTGTTCAGATTTCTTGTCAATGGTGAAAGTGAAAGAACGGTCTTTCTTGAGTACCATAGTTTGAACGGTGTTACCAAGCTCCTCAGCCTCACCGTAACGGTTTTGACCAGTAGTCTTGTAGTCGTTCATTCCTGATGTAGGGACAGAATAGACCTTGACTGTGTCAACGCCTGTGAAATCAAAATCTTGGTTGATGATACCAGTTGAAAGAGCTTCTTTAGCAAAGCGCTCATCAACTTTGTTATCAAATTTAGCTGCGTAGTTTACTACCATGTAAAATTACCTCTTTTCTTTGTTCTTTTGGTTTTATACGCTATCAAAGCCAGCGAAAAGGGCTTTGTCCTCTGCGCTCAGATTATCGTCACCAGTTCCCGCTGGTGGGTTTCCATGCACAGAGATATTAGGGTTAGGCTGTCCATCCTCTCCTTGGAAAAGGTAAGGGCTGGACTCTTTAAGGCTGTTGATGGTTTCCTCTAAGACAGGCTTGCCGTCTTCTCCTAGCTCAATCTTGTCTAGGTCAATGAACTTCATCAAGTCCTCAGAGTTGTAAGCTCCCACATCTTTCAAAGCAAGGGCTACAGCGTTAGTTTTAGTGATCTGAGCAAGTTTAGTCTCACTATCAGTCTTGTACTGGTCAAATTGGGCTTGTAAGTCTGCCAGCTGTTGCTTGCTTTCTTCACTAGCTCCCTCTTTTTCCTGCAAGTCCTTGATAGCTTGGCTCTGTTGCTCAAGCTGTTGTTTCAAGCTGTCGTTTTCTGCCTGTAGTTCTGACGTAGCCTGTACTTTTGCATTTTCAATACCTGCACCGTACGCTTGCATGATATTATCTAGCACAGCCTTATCTTCGATACCTGCGTCAACCAACATCTCACGTTTAAGACTCATGTCTTAACTCCTTTGTTTTACGCCACGAGGGGCAGAATTAGACAGTTTTACGCCATGCTCCAGGGCAAAATAAAAACCGCTTGGAACTCCAAACGGTATAAAGTAGTCTTTCCTACCAGTCAAGATGAGTGATCACCTCCTTACTTACGACCAAACCAAGGCTTTTTAGCCTTTTTGAGGGTGCTGACATCTGCCTCAACCTGGTCAAAGCGTTTGTTAGTAGCCTCTGTGTTGTGTGAGCTGATTTCTTCCATCTTGTCAACAATCTTCCAGAGTTGATTGTTTTGGTCAAGCAAGAAATCTACTGTCATGTCCAGTGTTCGTAGTTTGCTCTCAAGCTCATGTTTCTTCTTGATACGTTTATTCATGGTTACCTCCTGATTTTGGGCATAAGAAAAGCGCCTAGACTGTTCTAAGCGCTGATTTTTACTAATTGCTTTGCCTTTTCGTAGTAAGGCGTTAGGAAATTGATAAATCCCTGCTTATCGCTTGGGTCATGTTCCTCTAAAAACATCATTAGCTCAAAGTCATTGAGAGCGTCAAACATTTCAGGGTTTTCATTGTCCCAAGCCTCAGCAAAGTCCTCATCTTCTCCAAAAAGGGCGTTAAACTTAAAGGAGAAATCCCAAAAATTATCAATCTGACCACTGACCGCTTGCTTTAGCATGTCTAATACTTGTTGACTGTATCTCATAATGGTTTAAATCCTTTCAGTTTTTTACGTTTCATCATAGTTACTACAATATCTGTATCAGGCTCAGTGATGTAGAGGATACCGTTATAGTATCTAGCAAGTCTGCCATTCTGCTCTGATACATAGTTAGGAGGCAGAGAAAAGGCTGTTTTGACCGTGTCATAGTTGTAGGTAAACGTGCCATCATTGCGTCTCATACGTTCTATATAGCGTGCTATTGCATGGTCTCCAAACACTATACCGTCACTCTTGAAATTAAAGTAAGCCTCCACTGCCTGCTGTTTCTGCTTATCAGACAGTTTCTCTTGAATGTCTCCCTTGAAATAATTGACAATCCTATTATCATACCTCAAGGAGTCTTTTTCAGAACGGCTCAGAGCTTGGAAATCACTATAAGACTTGGGCACTTTGTTTCCCAAATTTCGTAGTATTTCAGAATACTCCTTTTTAGAGCGTTTGTCAATAGTTTTGTATAACTTTTGGACAGTATCATCATTGTAGTAGTATCTTTCCCTAGCATAATCACGGTGTAGGAATGGGTGCTGTCTGAGGTAGTCCCTCATGGCTCCCTGCTGTATCCTCACCTTGTTTCTATACTTGTCTATCAGCTCCTGGTTGCCTAGTTTCTCTGCAACGTGCAGATATTCCTTGGACTGCCTGATAGAACGCTCTAGGGCTCTCTGTTTAGCTTGAGCGTTGGCGTTCTCTATGGCTTGCTCAGGGGTTAAGTCCTTGACATCATCCCCTAGCTCAGGCTTGTAGTTAGCTCCTACAACAAAGGGAGTTATCTCATGCCTACAGTTGATACCTAGGCAGCCTCCAGCAGAGCCGTAGCCGTAGTCTGAGAGGGCAAGGATACGCTCACCTTTCTCTGTTCTAGCAACGCCAGTAGTAACTATCTGATGTTGCAGAGGAGCACACATCTCTCTTGCTGTGGATTTCTTGGAGTAGTAAAAGGTATCTATCCCCATCTCCTCAGCTGGAGCCATCCTGACCTCACGATAGACACGCCAAGCTGTGGACTTGATAACCTGCCTAGCGTAGGTATCAGCTCTCCAACGTTTGCCTTGGCTGTCTGTAAAGCCGTAAAAGCCTTTTTTAGCCCATTTCATGACAGTATCAGCAATAGCTTTCTCTGATGTGGCAAGACCAGTGACAACCTTTGCTGTAGCCTCCTCAATGATGGACTTGTAAGCCCCTATCACGCTCTTTGGTAGCGTTGTGTTGATGAGGTTATCAATGCCATTCATAGTCTGATTGACATAGGCTGCTAGGTTGTTCTGGATAAGGCTGTTAGCAACCGTGCCAGTGCCTCCAGTAGCCTCTAAAAGCTGTTGTTTGGTGTCTTGGTAGATTTGGTAGCCCTCGCCTTGAATAACATGCCTGAGCTGTTCCTCAGCAATCCCTGAGCGTTCAGAGATGAGCTGGATGTTATGCTCATTGAGTAGCCCCATCTCATTCATCTTCTCTAATTGCCAAATATAGGGGTTATCATCAAGGCTGGCAGAGCCACGCTCTTTGATACGGTCTACAACCTGGTCAAATAGGTCAAGTGTAAGCTGATGATAGATGTCTGCAACCTGACTAGCGTCAAGCATTAGCTGCTCATCATTTAGCTTGATTGGTTTCTTCTTGTCATCAGCCATCTAGTTACTCTCCGTAAATTTCTACATCATCAGGGCTGCGGTCATCACTTGCCTCATCAATGGCATTACCGCTGATTTCAGCCTTAATCTCAAGAGCTTTCTCAGGGGTTACATTGAGCACTTTCTCAATAGCCATGACATCTGTACCAAAGCCAGCGTTTACAACCTTAATCCAGTAATCAAGCTCAGCGTTGCGGTCAGTAAAGACCCCGTCATCAAGGTTAATGCTGATAGCGTCCATGTCAGGGATATTGCCCTTGTAGAGCTTGTAGGCTTTCCCCAGCTCTAGCATGGATACAATTAGCTCCTTGAGTGACTGCTCAACAAGGCTGACAATACTGTTTCTCATCTGATAGGTGTCAGAGTTCTCTGAGACAATCTCAGTAGCCGTCTTCATGCTCTTACCGTCAAAGGTAAACATGCCAGCTGACACTCCTATCTGCATTTCAAAGAGTTTCAGACCCTCATTGATAGCCTTGATATAGTCATCAGAGCGGATAGGTGTTGTAAGGTCTGTGATACCTATACCCTTGTCCATATCGCCTGAGTCAAACTGCTCATAGACATTCTGACCTGCTTCAAACTCACGCTTGACGGTGACCTTTTCGCCTTGCTGGTTATATTCCGTCTTAATCATCTGAGTAGGCACTGCCACTCTACGCTGACCCATTTTGACCTCCCACATAAACTCATCATAGGTGGTGTTGAGAAAGTCAATAGTGGTCTTAGCGTTGTCAAAGATGGACAGACCAAGTGGGCTGTTAATGTCCTTATTGTTCATCCCTGGAGTCTTCAAGTAGGTAAACAAAGGACGGCTGAGCCCATTAAGGTCTACCACTTCCTCTAAGTCCTCATAGAACTCTGATAGAGGTACTCTAGCCCCTACTACATGCTGATTATCAGACTTGTATAGCTCATTAGTCACGGTGTACTTATCATCCTTGCCCCACTCATGGAGCTCAACCAGTGTGTAATACTTCTGCTTATTCCCCTCTGACTTGATAGTCTTGGTAATGATAGCAGCGCTAGAGACATCTTGAGTGTTCGACTGGAGAGGCAAAAAGACAGGAGCCTGGATGAATGAGACTCTCACCTTGTCCTTATCGACGTATGGACGCATAGCAAGCCCTCCAAGAGCTAGGCAGCTCTCTAGGTAACGTTCAAAGTTCTTAATAAAGCGGTCATTCTGTAGCTGGTCCTGAATAAATTCATTAGCTTTCTCATCATCTACCGTGATTTCAGCCTGCTCATTGAATACCAGGCTTGCAATCTTCTTAGAGGCTGTTCTGCCTATTGGTAAATGGTTAAAATCTCGCTTTTGCTTTGTACCGTTGCTATCTTTATACTCAATCTGTGGATAACGCCCTGCAAAATACTTGAGATTTTCCCTGATACGGTCATACTCTGCACTAGACACCGCTATTTTAGGGTGGTCTGTGATATTAGTTAAGTTTTGTGTGGTCATCACATACTTACTCCTTGTAAAGAAATTCTTGATAGTTTGTACTATTCCCATTGTTAGCTCCTTTAGGCTTTCAAATCTAGCTCCCTAGCGTTGTCTAGGACAAAATACTTAAACTCATCTACCGTGTGGTCATCTTCTTTGATAACCTTTGGATCATCAGAATTGATTGTTTTGTCGTCATATCGGTACATCTTATGCTCCTCAACAAAGACCTTGTTAGCAGGGATGTCAAGGTAGTAAAAGCGTCCCTCAGCTAGTAAGCTGATAACCATGTCAATCATGGTCTGATTTTTCTTCTTGGCCACTGGGTGCCAGCGTTCGCCATAATCTTTGAAATATTGATTTCTCAAGGCACCCTCAGCACTATCAATAGTCATCTTGAGCTTTGGCACTCTGTAAGTCTTCATGACCTTGTCTATAAAGTCATGTATCATCACTGAGAGCTCACTAGGTGCCTTTTTAATCGTCTTGCCAGCTGGGCTATAGTAGAAAGTATCAAGCAAGATAACATTACCTTTAGCGGTAAGCCCATAAGCTCCACAAGCTGTAGCTGACTGCTGGTGTCCTGTATCTAGGGCAAAGGATATACCAATCACCTTATCATCATCAGGGAGGCTCTCAAGTGGCTTAAAATAGTTCATGTTGTAGACATGATTACCAAGCCCTATCACCTCTCCTAAGTACATCCAGCGGTAGTAGTCAGGATCAGTCTCTTTGTATCTGGCTATCTTGGCTTTCATCTGCTTAGACAAAAAACCTAGCTTGTCATCAAGATAGGTGCTGTGATGTATGAGATAGGTTGGGTCTCCTGCTTTCTCTGCTACCCACTCATTTATCCAGTCGTAGGGGTTACGTGGTGGGTTGTAGGTGAAATAGACCTTGACCTCTTTACCATTAGGCAGCTCTTGGCGGATAAAGGTATCCTCAACTATGTCAATGTCCTCACGCCCTGCAAACTCTGCAAGTTCCTCAAACCATACAGCCATGACATAGCCCTTAGCTATCTTCTGTGATTTGAGTTTCATGGGATCGTCCACGCCGTAGAAGTAGAACGCCGTACCTGTCTTCTTGTGGGTGATTTGTAGCGGTGATTTCCCAAAGTGGAATTGATTAGCTAGCCCCATCTCATAGATTGCCCACCGTATCTGCTCATACACAGACATTCTCAGGTATTTCCCTACTTTGCGTAGTACTACCACATTTCCTAGAGGGTCGCTGATAAAGCTATTCACTAGGTCAATGGACACCACAGAGGACTTAGTAGAGGCACGCCCACCCTTTAGCACCACATGGCTCTTGAGGGTGTATAGGACGCTATCAAATACTGGGTTAATCAGTTTGGCTAGGTTCAGTATCGCCATTGTACTCACTCCTATCAAATGTAAATCCAGTAATGACTGTGTCATCCTCATCATTAGAGCCTAGCTGAGCCTTGAGGTTATCAATTCTCAAGCGTTGCTCCTCTGTAACCAGTGGTGACCGTGTCAACTCATCATAGGTCTTAATCATGCCTTTAAGCTCTGACTGTGCCCTTGCTATTGCAGCTAAAGCCTTGCTTTGCTTATCCCATGCTGTGTGATGTTCATAGCCTGTACCAGCCTTTCCTGTGCTTGTGACAAAGGTGCTGGTGTCCTCTACATCCTGGACAAATAAAATACGCTGAGCATGCAATAGATTAGCATAGGTCAGCGTGATATTTTCCCAGAGTATATCTATAGGCTGTTTCTCTGAAACCTCCTGAGCTATCTCATACACCTCTTGAGGTAGATACTTAGCAAACAAGCCATGTTTGAGGGCGTTGGTGTTTCCCTTAGGGGCTCCATGTCCTAAAGCGTTCTTACTGCCCTTTGGAGCACCCCTTGGATTTTTGGAACGTTCCGCATTTTTCTTTTGGAACGTTCCTTTTATTTTAGGTTCCCATTTGTCTTTACTTTTCCAACCTCGGACAGTGCCAGCTGAAACACCCAAACGCTCAGCAATTTCAACCAGTTCAATGTTTCCATTGTTCTCTGAATAGATTTCAAATGCTTTGTCTCGGTTGGGGTCTCTTGCTCTACCCAAGCCTAAACCTCCTGCTGTTTATTTGTTTTGAAATATAAAAAAGCCACTCATTGAGTGACTGTATGCGATAAGTGGGTGCCTCCCCCACCAGAGCCTTATATAGCGCTACTTTATCTCTGTCCTACAGGTTAATCAGCCTAAATCTAATTACCGCCCTGTACCCCTATTGTGATAGCTACTCACAGAGATACAATGGGAATAACTGGAGTTGAACCAGTGACTTTCGGTGCTTCAAACCGACGCTCTACCAACTGAGCTATATTCCCTAAGCCCCCTCAACCACCAACAAGGGGCACTAGCTTAACTAACGACATCTTGGCTAGTTTGTTTATCACTGGACGGCTTTCAATGTCGTTTTTAGTCCGTCCCTTTGACTGTCATGCAGCGGTGGAAACTTAGTGAGGTTTTTCCTTAATTCTTGATACTACCATTCTAGCAGATTTCAGACTTCATGCCTGTACCGTTACTATCATTTACTATCAATTCCGAAAGAATGACATCAAGCTCATTTACAGCCTGTTTCTTCAAACGGTAATATGTAGGAGAGCTCATACCTCCCATACTATCACAGATGTCATCAATGTACATTTTATTGATGTAGGTCATCCTCAAGATGGTTCTATGCTTTGGATTTTTCAGCTTGTTAATCAATCTACCAAGCTCAAGCTTCCTGTTGATGACCTCTTTAGTATCCTGCTCAATTGCCTCTTTCATCGCGATAAGCTGAGTATAGACATCATCAACTTTTTTAGCCTGACCACCTTTGACCTTGTCTGCTGTCCACTTGGGACTTGAGAGCAAACCTGCCTCAAGCTCATTGATTTCATCTATACGGCTTTGAATGTCCATATCAAGATTTTGTAGCTCGTTCAAGAGCTCTTTAGCCTTGTTCACTCTCCGTCTCCTTTATGGTATAATAGTCTTTGTGGAAACTATTAGCTGAGGCAGAGAGTGCCTTGGCTTTTTTGTTTAATAGCGGTTCAAAATTCTTACGACATCATGGAGTGGCAAGCTTACCCTTACCTGCTTTTCTTCGTAAGCAAAGAATTTAGGGATCTTGAAAATGATGAGAGTCTCTCCTACTCCCGTCTGCTTCATAATGTCAATGTGTCCAATCAGTTTGCTATCAAAGGCTGTATAACTCAGCATGATAAATCTAGGCATTTCTTTCCTGACAATCCTAGCCTTTCCTGAATATGGATATTTTTTAGGTTTCATCCTTCCACCTCCAAAAGCTCTGGATTTTCGTAGATGTTACCAATTATTGCGAACGCCACTGAATCATCTTCTAGCAACTCTACCATCGGGACATCTTCGTTGTCTTCGAAAACATGGAACATTAAAATGCCTATCTTTCTATTTTGGAAAACTTTTGCATTTATCGGCGTTTCAACGTCTTCCACTTCTATAGCAATAATATCCCCCTCAAAGATTTCTTTCCCGTTCTTATCAGTGAAGCCAGTTGATTGCATGAGGTCATAGTGCTTCATATCCTCTTTCACGACATTCCCGTTTTTGTATGTTGCTTTTATAACTTCCTCTTCTAAGAGTAACGCATCAACTCGAACCATTTCTTTAAACTCTTTATCCCACGCTCTAAATCTTGGTATCATTGTCCTCTCCCTCTTAGATAGCTAGGGATATCATCCCCGACGCTTACCGCATCGTATTGCTCCTTGCTGACAAGAAACTTACCGTAAGCACCACAATCAATGGTATAGAGGTCATTAATTTTCTCTTTTCCGGTCACCTTACCGTGCATCTCTGCACCCACGTTATCCACTTTATGGATAGTTACCGTCTCAACCCTACGTGGAACTGTCAGAACGTAGTGGACTGACAGCATGTTGATAACTAGACTGATGACTAAGATAGTGCTTGAAACAGTCAAACTGTCTGTGTACCACTTCTTAGAGGTCGCTTTCTTTGACGAATGTTCCATTTACCATCTTTCCTTTTCTATTTTTAATTTCTTCATAAGCAATGCTTAGACACTCAGTTACATCGAGGTCAAGTTGATGTGCTAGCACGATAATTGTTACTAGCGTGTCACCGATTGCGTCCTTGAGCGCTGCTTGGGGCTCCGTGAATTTAGTCGGTTTCAAGAGTACATCTCGAATTTCTCCGACTTCCTCAGTAATACGCATCCACTGAATCTTTGGGTCTGCTTGCTTTAAATTCCGCTCGTCTGCCCAATGGTTGATTTTGGTGATTAGGTCTTCCATTTACCTTGCTCCTCCCGTAAAATTATTAATCTTATTTTGCAATCCCGTATCAATCAATTTATGTCTATAATTTAACAACGGATTCATTAAATCGTTCATCAATGCAGGTTTTAAAATAATTTCATCCACTTCCGAAAATCTTTCATCTCTGATGTTTATTTTCAAACCATAGCCGTTCGCAATATATTCGAGGTCGTTTTTAGACAAAGAAATCTCAAACACGCCCATCTATTCCACCCCCTTCATTCCCCGCCAAACAGCGTGTGCCAAGCATAAACCACAGCTACGACCATCAAAATAAATTTAATCGTTTCCATCGTCCACCTCTTTAACTTCCACGCCTTCGCAATCGAACACCCAGCCGAAATTAGCATCTTCAAGTTCTTTGCGGGTGAAGGTCGGACGTTCTTCATCTACTGTAAATTGTGTTCTTGAGAATTGAGGTGTCAGTTCCTCATTATTCAGGTAATATCTTCCCAAATACTGACCAAGAACAGCTTTTATCATAACTGTATACCGCTTCTCTTTCTCTACCTCATAGCCAAATTGGTGCATGTTGACGAGGGTTTGAAACGGTTTTGTTTTACCGCTAATCAGCCATTCTTGGAAGTCGGTCAAACCTCCTTTCTCGTAATTTCTGTCAGACTCGCAAGCCCCTCGATACAGATTTATTTCAAACTCATCCTTATGCCTCTCGTACCAGTCTGCAACACACTGTGGTACTACTGGTTTCGGTAAGAGCGAATCATATAAATCTTCTGCGTGAGCTGTCGAAATTAGTGCCTGTCTTGTTAATTTCTGTACTGCTTCATCTTTGTTCATCATTTTATTTCACCTCTTCCAATTCCACACGATACATTCTTGAATTGCGATACTTAACGCCTCTCAAACGATGTAGCTCGTTGATAGCGTCGTTCTTGTTGTTAAAAATATGCTCACTGTCTGGCATATTGTCGTAGTAAACGATAACTTTGTATTTCATTTTTTCGTTTCCTCAGCAGTCTCGATTTCAAACTCGACATCTTCGAGCACTAAATTATTTTGAAAATCTTTGAAGGCTTCGATTGCGTCTGCATCTTCATAGCTATACATAGACACTTTTTCTAGAAAATCTTCGATATCTGTGGTGCTGACACCAAACTCTGTACGTTCATGAATGATTTCCATTTCAAGGCAATCATAGCATGCAGTGTAACTGATCTTATTAGGTGTGTTTTTATAATTTTTAATTTTCATCTTCCACTTCCTCCTCGTAGTAATCAATCTTTGCGAAATTCTTAGGGCTGATAGTAATCACCCTTTTTTCTGGCTCAATCTGCTGTAAATAAAGATAATCCACATTACCTCGTTCAATCCATTTCAGCACGTTCAGAATATATTTATAATCTTCTTCCACCCTAATAGTCTCATCCATGTATGGATTTTGTAGTCTAATTTCTGTCATGTTTCTACTTCCTCTACTTCCAAAACGAATTTAAATTTCTTAGAAACTCCACTAACTCCACCATATCTAAAAGACATTTCCTTAATAACTTTGTGATTATCGTCTGTCCAAAGATTACCATCGGTTAATCCATCAATAAGAGCTTTGACTGTAGGGTATAGATTTGGTGGGTCAAGTCGTCTATTCGTGGCCCCGTAGACCGTCACAATCACCTTGCACGGTCTACTAGGACTAAACACTGGCTTCACATTCAGGCCGGCTTCAGCTCTCGCTATTAAGCGTAGGTTCTTCACCATTTTAGCTTCTGGTCTGAAGTGAAATCTGTCGTTACTGTTAATTACTAGGTTTTGGGCTGGTTTAGATGGATGTCTTTCAAGCAAAAACTCAAATTTCATAACTCAACCAACCTTCTACCATGTTCGTCGCTTGTGCGTTTGAGATACGTCGGTGTTTTGTAGTAGTAGAGTGTTGCCGTTTTAACGCCGAATCTCTCCGCTAGCTCTCGAATCGTACTCACGCCAAGTAATTCCTCGCCTTTATATAAGGCATACACTTTCGCTTCTCGCATATTTAAGACTAATTAAAACCAACCCCTTTTTAAAAATTGTGTGAGTGTGTGCTAAATACGAGGGGTTGGGTATCATCGTCCAGCTTGTTAGACTGTAGACGAATTTCCTTTCTTGTCTGGTCACTGTGTTGTCCAAGCACGCTGCCAGACTTTCAACGTGCAAGGTAATTGTTAGTTCATCATTGCTTCCATTTTTGCTGAGTAGTTTTTCATTTGGTCTTGACATTAACTTAAATGTGTTTTCAATTCTTCTTCGGTCATACTAGCCATGTTTTGATAGCCGCTAACAGTGTAGTTTTGTTTGTATTCCCAACCGTTTTCGCTAAGTAAACGTTTAAATCTGTCCTTGTCGTCTGAATCTTCGAAGTAGACCTCAAGGGTCATTTTTTGAGTATATTGTTTTGAGTTATTCTCAGCCCCCCTAAGGGCGTTCTGATTATTTTGGGATAATTCCCCACCCTCCAAGATTTCGCCCGTTTCTGGGTCAATTTTGGGGGTCTCTGTTGATTTTTGAGCCTGTTCTTGCTCTTTAACTTGCTGAGCTGCTAACTGTTGCTCTCTTTCTTGTCTAGCCTGCTCAATTTCTTGTTTTTGCTTTTCAAAGGCGTAGTCAGACTTGATCTGTTCTAGTACCTCTACAAGCGTCAAGTCCCGTAGCATGCGGATATACGGCTGGTCAGTCATGCCATACTCAGCACATTGCCCAGAGATGGCAGCTTTTGCTTTCTCGTATTCCTGTTGCTTTTGAAATTCAAAGGTAACCATGTCATCAAGTGACTTCATAGTGGCTTTTTTAAGCGTCACGCCGTCCGCCATGAAGTCACCAGCTTTGACATGCTCAAGGGCCTTTTCATCAAAAAGACGAGGGTCCAGCATGTACTCAGCCGATTTGTTGGCTAGGTAACTCTTAACCGTATCTATTTTTAGTTGCTTTTGATGTTCTTCAATTTCCTTAATACCTTTGTCAAATTCACTAACTACGGTTGCAAATGGTTCAATAATTGACTTAGCATAACTATCCCATGTGTTAGCTGTTTCTGACAGCAAGTTTTTAGTGTCAATACGGATACGATTTTTAGACTCAATTAACTTGTTAAATTCAGCCCGCTTTGCCTTGTCGTCTTTGAGAGTTCCAGCTGTAGGAATATAGTCCTTGTACTTCTCAGTAGCCTCTATGAGGTCTTTTTCAAAAGACTCTCTAGTAAGCTCATCCGTTGTGATCATCTCATAGATTTTATTGATTTTATTATCATCGATTACCTGTAATTCTTGCATGTTGTCCTCCCTAGTACTCTAGTTCACCGTCAAGCAATTCTCCCTGTACTGGTTCCTCAATTGGATCAGGGGCTTCATCTGCTGTATAGGCTGTTTCACTCAATTTACCTTGTTCAGCTAGCTTGGCTTGTTGTACTTTAGCCTCATTGAGTCTGCGCTCAGCGACATCCTCACGGCTTTCTTGTGGTTGTGGGGTGACATCTTTAATAGTGTCAAAAGTATCTCCACCGTCAATGTCTGTGTACATATTGCCGAGTTCATCAGGAAAAGCCTCTCTGAGCGTTTGAACAAGGGCTGTTTTCCTAATCATAGTTCCTGGCATTGATTTCCAAGTGCTACGTGGATTTCCATATTTGTCAAGTTTGACATACTCATTAAAATCAACGGTAACCTTGTATCGGTGTGAGCGGTCTTTGCGGTAAACAATAGCCCATCCACCTATCAAAACATCATCAGGTAGTTTTAGAGAGCCCTCAATTTCTACCATTTCACCATTTCTCATAACAGTAATACCTGCCTCGAAGCCGTCATAACCCTCACAGCGTTCAGCTCGTTTCATGAATGCCTCTTTAGACACAATCAAACTAAACTCTGTGCCACTATTATTTTTATAGGCTACAATGTAAACCTCATTAGCAAACGGATTGAGGTTGCGACCTTTACACAAAGCCAATGCTTGCCCTACCTGTTTATCACTAAGTAAATTCTGAGGGTCAAAGTATTTTTTAATATCCGCCCCAGTTAGTAGGGTTGGGTCAGTAGTGATGTCACGTTTTGTCTGTGTTGATAATTGATTGTTAGTCATTGTAACCTCCTTAGATTGTGTATAATTCTTCACCAGTTTTGTCATCACAAATACCTAAACCTCCAAGGTCTCTGTATTGCTTGGCTTGTTCGTTCCAATAGCTAATATTGCTGTAATATGTTGACTCTGAAATTTGTTCGTAACTCATCTTCTTCTCCTTTTAGTCTGTCTCATGTTCCGAATCTCACGTCTCAGCCGTTTGTTCTCCTGACTGAGTGAGATAATCTTGTCTTGTTGCTCATTGACGATTTCGCCCATCTCATAACAGAGTCCCTGGTATCGTTTACGCCAATAAGCATTGTCTTCTTGACCTTGTATTTCCATAGGCTACTCATCTCCTACATAAATCCATTGACCACCTCTGAATACCCATTCATCAGGGTCACGTCCCTCACGTTCCAGAGGAGGCTGCAAGTAGTCACGGTCATAGTCAAAGGTGCCAAATAGTCCTCTGTCCATGTTCTACCTCCTAGCCCACTTGGCTCTCATAGACATCAATTAGACGCTGTTGAGTGGCTACTGTGTCAGCGTAGCGTCTACGGTCACGCCCTAGCTCCATGTTTTCCTCAGATAGCTCTCTTAGTAGAGCGTTCTTCTGTCTGATGACTTCCTTTAGCTCACGGTTTTCAGCTTGTAGAGCTCTCATCTCAATTAGGTTGCTACCCTCTTGAGTTGGTTCAGTCGTTGTAGGCTCTTCCAGCCCTAGGAATTGTTTCAATAGGTTCAGCATTAGTCTTCCTCCTCTTCTTTGTTGTCTTTGTCTGTTAGGTTCTCCTGAATAGCTTTCTTTGGATTCATACCCTCTAGGACATCAGTGATAGCGTGTGATACCTTGTGAATGGTGTCCATTGTGCTCTCAAGCAAGCCGTCCTCATCTGGCACTCCTACAACCTTGATTGTAAACATGCCAAGCATGGCTAGAGTGTGTAGCTCCTCTTGTAGCTTTTCAATGCGTTCAATCTTCTTCTGTTGGTCAAGGATAATTCTGTCTTTGTCAATCATGTTTTTTCTCCTGTGGATAAGTTCTGAAAGAACTCTATATTATTCTTTCTAGTATTATTAGTTTGTTGTCAGTTAGTACTTATTTTTCATTAGTGCCGTAAGGCTCTAGATTATTGTCAGTTAGTGTGCGTTAGCACTATATTGTTATTGTTTAGTTATTGTTATTTATTAGTTATTATTAGTGTCGGATTTTTCAACTTTTGAACTTTTCAACTTTTGAATTCTTCAACTTTTGAACTTTTCAACTTTTGAATTCTTCAACTTTTGAAAAATCAGGAAGTTGTAAAATCATCATCCACATTTCCTGTGGATAACTGCCTATCAACATAGTCAGTCCAATATTTCCAATAACTGTCAGTGATAGGTATATCCTGTACTAGCGGATAATTCTGAATGCCTTTACCACGCCCTGAACCTTTACGATAGATACGGATATAGCCTGCCTCCTTTAGCTCCTCAAATGCTTTCCTGTGAGCGTCTCTGCCATTCTTGGAACGTTGAGACAACTCCTCAAGGTATGGTCTCCATGTGTCCTTGTTAGACATCAGTACCCATAGCAAACCTTTAGCCTGTAAACTCAGTTCAGTATTTTGGGCTGAATGGTTGTTCATTTGAGTGTAGTTCTCGTGAGTGTTTCGCTGAATGTATTGCATACCTCATAGTCAAGCCCCTTTCCGTAGCTTTTCCTTGTGATAACCTATGATGATGTCATAGTAGATGTGACCAGCTGGGATAACGTAGCCCGTCAGGTCGTCAACTTGTGAGCCATCTGCCATGATGTTTATAATGCGTGGCTCCCATTTCTTTTTAACTGATTTCATGGTATAATCCTCTTGTAATATATTTACTGAGTCCCTGATTGCCGTCAGGGGCTTTTTTGTGTTCCTAACCTGGTAAGTACTCCTGGTTAAGAAACTTGTTGATAAAGTACTGTTGACCTTTGCCGGTGACAAGAGGTGTCTTGTTTACTGTGATATGACCGTCTGAGTGAGTGATACTGGTTTCTTTGACCCTAATCAGTCCAAGCTCTACGCTTTTCTGAGTGGGCATATTCCAATCACGACCCTTACGCTTGATAAGGTAGCCGTGGTTACGTAACCAGCTAAACAAGCGTGTGGCTCCTACTTCTACCCCATTTTGCTTGAGTAGTTTGGCTAGCTCTCCAACCAAGATAGATGTATGGCTAGCACTCACAGCGTCAGCAAACAAAACCTTGGGACGGTCAGCCTCAATCTGTGCCTCTAGCATTTTTTTAGCCTCTCGTTCTTCTTTTAGCTTTTGCAATGTAGCAATAGCAAAATCAGGGCAGCTCATCAGTTGCAAACATCCCATTTTTTCGGATTGTAGGTAAAACTTCTGATGTAACCCAGCGCTTAAATTCCTTAGCTTGTGGAAGTTTGCTAGATAGGATGAGTGAGTAAAGACCACTTTCATTGATTAACCAACCGCCACGCTGTCCTAAACTCGCTAACGTTTTGTTATTGAGTTTATCCTCTGAGTCAACATGGTCAGCTAACGCTTTGCTGGGGTTTTGGTATCCTAAGATG